AAAATCTAGAGAATTAGACCTTAAAGCTAGAGCTGATCAAGATAAAACGGCGAATAATGAAGCAAGACTTGACTTAGATACGATGAGGGCTATGATGAACGACGAACAACACGATGAAAAGCTAGAACAGAACGAAGAATTAGCTGGATTGCGTGCAGGAGTGTCAATTGCTAAACAACAAATGGCAGATGAAAGTAAAAGACACGATTTCGGTAGAAATTTTCAAAAAAAATAGGTATAATTAACACAAGGAGTAAACTATGGGAAAAGATTGGCAAAGAGGACAAACTTTTATGAACAAGGACGTTAAAACTGAAAAAGTTTTAGGTGTTGGTAAAGACGGTTACCAAGCTGGTGGCGTTAATATCACAAAAGAAGTCCCTAACATCGAAGAATCTCAAACGGTTACTGTCAGAGGCACAAAAAGAATGCGTGCTGACAAAAAACCGGTTAAAGCAACCTGGTACTAACATATGGCTTGGTTTGGTTTAGCAAAGATAGCTTTGCAAGCTGGGACGCACATATTTAAGAAGCGTCAAGAGACAAAAATGGCTATGGCTGATGCACAACATATGCACGCCTCTCGTATGGCCCGAGGTGAGGAATCTTACCAGGGAAAATTGTTAGAAGCCCGTCAAGCAGATTATAAGGACGAGGCAGTTTTGATAATTCTTACGTTGCCCATCGTGGTGCTCGCATATGGAGTCTTTTCAGACGACGTCCAGGCTATGGACAAAATAAAAGTCTTCTTTGAGCATTTTCAATCGTTGCCGAGCTGGTTTACAAATTTATGGATACTTGTAGTTGCTTCCATATATGGTATAAAGGGAACACAAATATTTAGAAACGGAGCAAAAAAATGAGACAAAACGGAGTAAGATCAAATGTCAGATTTCCATACGGAGAATCTGGTATGAAAAAAGGTGGCAAGGTTAAAAAACAAGGCTACACAGATAGAAAAGATGAGTCTATCGCAATGAGAGTTAAAAAGAAAAGAACTAAAAAACAATTAAAAGCATCTGCGGATGAGTCTTATGGAAAATGGGGTTCTTCAGCTAAAAAATCTGGAAAGATAAATAGATAATGCCTGAATATTTTAATTCAACAGCAGCGCGTCCTATGACTACAAGAAAAAGTATTTATAGAGGTGGTGGAGTTGTTAAAGGTGGTAGAGGTATGGGTGTTGCTTTAAGAGGGGGTGGAAGAGTTGAAGCTAAAGATGGTAAGTGGATTCAAAAAGCTGTTAAAGGGATGAGAAAAGATAAACCTTGTACGGGCAAAAAATTTGGAAGTAAGTCTTGCCCTCCAGGATCTAAAAGATATAACCTAGCCAAAACTTTTAAAAAGATGGCTAAGAAAAGAGGATAATATGGACAGAGGAAGAACTAACTTAATGGAAGAACTAGGTAGAGTTGAAGCGGAACATTCTAATAGAAACAGAAGAGATGAAGTTTCAAGAATACATAGTGAACTTAATAAAGGTTACAAAAAAGGTGGAAGAGTAAAATCTAGAGGCGTAGCTAAAAGAGGATTCGGCAAAGAAGTTAAATAGTAACAATGCCTTTTAAATCCGAGAAGCAACGAAAGTATCTCTGGAAAAACCATCCTAAAATTGCAAAAAAGTGGACTACTAAATATGGTAGTAAACCTAAGAAAAAAAAGAAGAAAAAATAATGGATGATTTACAAATAATTTATAAACTTAAAAAAAGAATAGATGCGACCCTTCAACAAATTGGTGAGGCAATGATTACTGGTGGGGTTGACAGTATGGAAAAATATAAGTATATGGTAGGACAGGCGCAAGCCTATCAAATAATAACACAGGAAATCTCTAACCTGCTAAAAGAGGATAAGGAGCACAATGACGGAAACGTTATCAACATTAAAAAAGGAGGAAATTCCAAAACACCGGAACGCCCTTCAACAAAAATATAAAGAAGAAGATTCTCACGTCAAAAGATTAGATCCCGACAATATTAAAGAAGTAGCAGATGAGTTACCAGAACCATCTGGTTATAGAATTTTATTACTCCCATTTACACCTAAAGAAAAAACTAAAGGTGGAATTTTATTTTCTCAAGAACAATTAGATAAAGCTAGAATTGCAACCACGTGTGGTTATGTTTTAAAAATGGGAGATTTAGCATACAAGGATAAAGATAAATTTGATAAACCTTGGTGTAAAGTAGGAGATTGGGTAATGTTTGCCAGATATGCTGGTTCAAGATTACCAATTGAAGGTGGAGAAGTGCGAATAATAAATGATGATGAAGTGTTAGGGACCATTAAGGATCCTGAATCAGTTCTTCATTATATTTAACATAGGAAGGAACTATGCCAGAAGAAGCACAACAAAAAGTAGATGATCTAATTGATGTAGGTGAAGCCGATCAACAGGCAGCTGAAATTAATTTAGACGATAAAGGTGAACCAGAAAAAGTTGAAGCACCTAAGGAAGAGAAGATTGAAGTTGAGAAAGTAGAGGCTGGTGAGGAGCCAGAAACTAAAGTTGAGAAAAAAGAAGATAAAGACGAGCTAAAAGAATATAGTGAAGGGGTTCAAAAAAGAATTTCTAAACTAACTCGTAAGATGAGAGAAGCTGAAAGACAGCGAGAAGAAGCTGTTCATTATGCACAAAACGTTCAGAGTCAAAATGCTGAAATGGAAAAAAGATTATCTAAAGTAGATAGTTCTTATGTTTCAGAATTTGAAAGTAGAGTTAAGACTAGTATGGCTGCAGCTCAATTAGCTCTTAAAAATGCTATCGAATCTCAAGATGTTGAAGCGCAAGTTGCTGCTCAAAAGCAATTAGCTACTTTAACGATGGATGAAGCAAGACTAAATTCTATTAAAGTTGCAAATGAGAACAGACCAAAGGAACGTGAAAGAGAAGTAAATATCACACCACAAAGAACGGCCCCTGCAGCAAGGAGTGATCCTAGAGCTGAAGATTGGGCGTCACGTAATAATTGGTTTGGTAATGATTCGGCTATGACTTATACGGCTTTTGATATACATAAAAAGCTCGTAGAAGTAGAAGGATATGACCCTCAAAGTAATGAATATTATGCAGAAGTTGATAAAAGAATAAGAGTTGAATTTCCGCATAAATTTGATAAGATAGAAGGCAGTTCTACAGAAAGAGTAAAACCTACTCAGAATGTAGCTTCAGCTAGACGTTCGGCTTCAACAGGACGCAGAAAAACTGTGAAACTCACACAATCACAGGTAGCAATTGCTAAAAGATTAGGTGTGCCACTTGAAGAATATGCGAAACAATTAAATATCACGGAAGGAGTATAGGCATATGGAAAAAGATAAAATGAAAACTTCACGTGCGAGTCAAACTAGATCCAAAACGGAATCTAAAAAAGTTTGGACTCCACCCACTTCTCTTGATGCACCGCCTGCGCCAAAAGGCTACAGACATCAATGGATAAGAGCAGAAATATTAGGACATCAAGATACGTCCAATATTGCTCGAAATTTGAGAGAAGGATATGAATTAGTGAGAGCTGATGAATATCCAGATTCAGATTTTCCATCGATGGGCGAAGGTAGATACGCAGGGATGATCGGAGTAGGTGGCCTATTGCTGGCAAGGATACCAGAAGAGATTGCGCTTCAAATTGATGAGTACTACGCAAAACAGACTCAGAACAAAGAAGAAGCAGTGAATAACAATCTTATGAAGGAACAGCACCCTAGTATGAGATTCTCGAAAGAGGCTGATACTCGTGTAACCTTCGGTGGTACAAAGAAAAGCTAATTATTTAGTAATTCCTAAACCAACGAATTATATTAATCGTGACTGGAGGTCCGCAAGGACAGGTCACAAAAGGAGATAACTATGGCAAATGCAAGTACAACTGGATTTGGTTTAAGAGCTGTTATGACTGTTGGAAATACTCCAGCAACTTCAGGACAATCTGAATATCAAATTCAAACTGCACCCGGTGTAGCGACTAACAAAGGTGACCCTATGTCTACTCAAGACTCTGGTGGTGACCAAGGTTATGCACAGGATGCATCCTTTACTCTTACTGACGACGGTGGAGCAGGTGGAACTTCTTGGACAACAGCAAGTTCAGCCTTATTAACAGGCGTTTTCAATGGAGCATTCTTTATAGATGCTAACGGAAAACCAACCTTTGCTAATAACATCGTAGCAGGACAAACAACATCGACCGACTACAACACAGGAAGTGCTGTCATTACGTGTTTTGTAAATGACAACCCATTCCAAGAATACGTTGTAAAAGCGGACGCATTGTTGGGAGCAAGTGAAGCAGCAGCGCAAGTGCTTATGGCAGCGCAGTTACTTAACTATAATACTAACAACTATACAGCGACTGATAACAAAGATGGTCAATCAATTACTACTCTAGATATCGGATCTGCTGCATCAACTAGTATGTTCAAAATTGTAAGATCAGCAAATGATCCGGAAAACAAAGACTTAACGGCAGCCGGAGCAAATCTTATCGTATCAATTGCGGGCGATTCTGGTTTGTATACTTAATCAATCTAAATAAAGGAGATAAAAAATGGCAATATCAAGAGCACAACTAGTTAAAGAACTAGAGCCAGGTCTGAATGCCTTATTTGGACTTGAGTATAAACAGTACTCGCAAGAGTGGACTGAAGTGTTTGACAGTGAATCATCTGACAGAGCTTTCGAAGAGGAAGTAATGTTATCTGGTTTCGCAAATGCGGCAGTTAAACCTGAAGGTCAAGGCGTAACATTTGATGATGCGCAAGAAACTTTCACGGCGAGATACACTAACGAGACGATTGCATTAGCGTTCGCGATCACAGAAGAAGCTATCGAAGATAACTTGTATGACAGACTAGCGTCTAGATATACAAAAGCGTTAGCAAGATCTATGGCGAGCACTAAGAATGCTGGCGGTGATGGTAAAGCATTGTTCGACACAGAACACCCTACTTTAGCTGGTTCGTTTTCAAATGAGTTAACAACAGCTGCTGAACTTAACGAAACTTCATTAGAACAAGCGCTAATCGACATCGCAGCGTTCACTGATGAAAGAGGCCTTAAAATTGCAGCACAAGGAACTAAAATGATAATTCCTTCGGCGCTTCAATTTACTGCTGAGAGATTGATGAAATCTCAAGGACAGACAGGTACTGCAGATAACGACATCAATGCAATAAAAAGTATGGGAATGGTTCCGGAAGGATACGCTGTTAACCACTACTTAAGTGCAACGAAAAAATGGTTCGTTAAAACTGATGTACCAAATGGTCTTAAACATTTCGAAAGAACACCTATCGCGACTAAGATGGAAGGTGACTTTGATACAGGCAATGTAAGGTACAAAGCTAGAGAGAGATACGTTTTCGGATTCTCTGATCCTAGAGGTGCCTTTGCATCAAATGCGACGTAATCAATAATTATTTTTGTGGCGGGACATTGTTCCGCCACAATTACTAAATAAAGGTGAGAGAATGAAGAAATTCCTAGTCAAAATCAATGCTTATCAATATCACGCAGAATTTGAGGTTCTTGCAGAGGATAGTGTTGAATCTATTGAAAATTCAATAGTTGACAAAGTAGGAGAAAAAGGTGTAAAGTGGGAATATCTTGGAGAAATGATGGATCCCAAGGTAAAACGAATAACCTATGAGGAGGTTGTTGATGGTACAAGACCTGTACAAACAAAAACGGTCCTTGGAGTTGAAGTGGCAGTTGGAGTATGAGCAAGAAGGTAAATATACTCTCGATATGGTCAAAATTGATAACGCGATTAAAGACGTTATTAAGGATATAAAACTCGAAGAGGCTAAGATAGCAGATAGACAAAATAATATTGAAATGTCTGCACCTACAGTTTCAGTAGCTACTTAAAGCACCTACAGTTTCAGTAGCTACTTAAACGCTACATTCTAAAAATCATAACATAATCATAGCCCTCTTGCGCTCTACTCAAATCTACTATATAAACTAAGCACTATACATTTTTAATAAACTTAAATGTAGACGCGTATAGTCGACATCCCTAGGGACTACATTTAAATATTCTAGGAGGAATATTATGGCAACAACTACATTTTCGGGACCGATAAAAGCGGGAACGATTAGAAATACAACTGGAACAACACTTGGATCTGATGTTAAAAATACAGGTCAAGTTGTAATGTCTCAGTCTGCAGCGATTACACAATCTACAACTGCGGCTGCTTCAGGA